CTGAACTTCCAGGTTTTACTGGTTTGTCGATATAATCTTTATCATCTTCTTCTTCTTCGTGTCTATATTTTAAATCTAACAACTCATCATAATTAACATTAACACTCTTTACTTCTTCTTCAATGATTTCATTGTTTAGTGGCACAAGATTCATTGGAATATAGTAATCGTTTAATTTCTCATCATCTGCATCAACACCATAACTCATAGCTTGTCTTTTCTCATTTGGAGTTAGCCACCAAGCCTGGCTCATTTGCCCTACAACTTTATCCATTTCCTCTTGCATTTCAGAAATACTTGAATAATCAAAATCTAAATAAAGTTTTTCACCATAAGCAGGTACAAGCCATCTATTAAGTTCATCTTTGATTTTATTTAACTCTGGAATAATTGCATTTTGATATAAACTCTTTTTCGCTTCAATTACATTGTTGTAAGTAGAAGATTCGGTATTGTTTAATAAAACTGCAGGTACTGAATAGATATTACATAAATCTTTGATACTTGCATTGTATTGCTCAATTAACGAAAGGTCAGAAGCTGACATACCAAAGTTTATCCAAGATAACTTCTTTGGTGTAATAACAATATCTCCTGCATTGTTAGATCCAGAGTAACTGTGTCTAAACTTCTCTTTTAGTTGTTGTGCTTGTACTTCATTTAAATCGCCCTCATCACTCATAAGCACACCTCTTGCAGTTTGGTTTTGTAAATATTTTGCACCTGTAGTTACTGCTTCGTTATTTGTGTCTAACGATCTCAAACCTGCTCTTAATGGCGACATTCCGTACAGGTGGCTACCAGTTCCATCATAGTAAGGGTTAAAATCCTTTATATGACATACATCTTCGGCAGCAATATCATAAGTTCCATTATATTCTAAAGCATAACTCTTGACTGGCTCAAATATCCCTCCACTCTTAATTTCTACCTTTTGACTTGGAAGAATATATAATTCTTGCCACTTGTTTTGATTTGGTCCTGATTCTGGTTTGATACCATAGATGTATCTATTTCCAGTTAATTTACCAAATGCTATTATCTCTTGAATCCAAGAATTGTAAGATTGAGCAGGATTAGGTCTATTTAATAATTCGTGAAGTTCTGTGTGTTCTACTTCTTCAAGAGCGTGTTTTCTTAAAACATCAGCTTTGTGTAGTGAAGCACCATTAGCAATACCACTTGTCATTGCTTTATATTTTTTTAATTCGTTTTCGTTTTTTATCTCATAGATTTGGAAAGGAATTGTTGCTGCAGTATTAGCTATTAGATTTACAATAGAATATACAGTTGTATTGTATTGATACCCTTTTTCAATGTAAGTGCTATCGTTCTCTGGATTCCAAACAATGCTTTGACCTAAATAGTTATAAATCGCCCTGTTAAAATCTATGTTAGTTTGTTGAAAGTTTTTAGAAATAAAGTTTCTAAATCTCGAATAAATTGATGCCATTAGATGTATTTTATCTTACAAAAATAATAATTATATTACAAAAAAGTTTTCCCTACGACCAAACCTCGAATAAACTGCATAACGAATGGAATCCATTGTATGATTTTCCTTATCTCGTGGCTTATTTATTATCGTTCCATCTTTTAGTTCTTCCCAATAATAGTTGTGATATTCCCTTTTTATATTGTCAGATTCGTTACTTACAAATATATCATATTCTTTTAGTAGGGAAATACCTGCATTTATACTTCCTTGACCTTTTATAGCAGGTTTAATAAACATTCCCAGTCGTTTCATCTCCTCTATTGATTTAGGCTCGGCACTATCACCATAAGCCATTACTTGTCCATATCCTTTTTCTTTAAGATAATCTACAATATCTGAATTAGTCATTCCTTTGCGAAATAACACTTCGTGAATGTAAAGTTTATCTTTTTGTCTAAAAACAAGCACAACTGCCGTAGGATCGTTAGAATACCCATAATCAATCCCAAGAACACCCTCTACATCTAAATCAAACTCTGGGAAATCTTTGAAGTCGATAAACTCCCAGTTGTTAAATACTTGTCTTGCACTAAAGATTGCTTGTAGTCCCTCACCATATACTCTCCAATAGTCAGGATCTCTTTCTTTCATTCTTTCTATTTCATTTACAAGTTCAGCTGATAAGAAGTTATTATCTCTATAAGTTGTTATCCAAGTGTCGCAATCCTCTCTTGGTATTAGGTCGCTATAAATCCAATGCACAGGATCTGATGGGTTAAAATCAACAATTACCATATCTGTTGTTCTCATATTGATTTGGCGAAAATCCTCTATGTTTAATTCGTTTCCCTCATTCAAGAAAGCTATATTTCTTTTACGACCACGAATCTTTTGTGGCTCATCTACTGAAAGAAACTCAATGAGGTGATTGTTATACTTAAAAGTGTTATCAGCTTTGTTATGTACTCCTAAATAGTAAATACCAGTTTCCTGGAGAATATTCATAATATCACGAAGCACAGAACCTTTAAGAGCAGGTAGTGTCTTACGAACAATAGATATTGTCAATGGTTTCTCTGTACTTGTTATGAGATACACCAAGTATTGACAAACTGCTACTGTTTTTCCACTTCTTGTTCCTCCTTGATGGACTTTGAATCTTTTGTTTGATTTAATGAGGTCGTAGAATTGTCTATTGCATTTTTGCTCAACTTTGTTGGTGGTGTCCATTCTATAATTGTAGATTTAACATTATTGTCGTGTACTATCTCGCTTCTTTCGACATAACCACGAGATTTACCTTTTGTCTTTAAAAGAAATATTGTTGCAGTTGTATTGCCCTCACTTATTTGTTTGTGAAGTTGTGATTCAGCAAAATCAAGTGCTATGTTCTCAATATCTTTTACTTGCTTTGCAAATTCTTTATCCTCTTTGAGATATTGGTAGAAAGTAGTCCTACCTACCTTTGCAATCTTACAAGCCTTTGTAACAACTCCTAATGACTTCTCTAAAGCATTTAGAAGTGCTTTTTTAGTATGTTCTTTTTTGTTTGTTTTCACATTACAAAAATACATTAAAAACTCTTAATATTAACTAATCTTGAATAGGTGTATAATAATTGATATTGATAATAACGAAAAAAAAGATTATTTGGATAGTGTGTCGAAGATCATCAGCAAGAGATTCTACACCCTCAATATCTTCATTAGAGTAGTTAAAACCTAACCCAAAACCTCTCATATAAGCTACATTGACTTCAAACATTTTACAAAGTTAAAACATTTTGGTTTGATTAAAGTTTTGAGTATTTTCATAAATTCCTAATACAACATCAAGTATGGTTTTTCCAACTTCATAATCTACAAGGTTTCTAATTATTTTTAATTTACTTTGTTTGCCTTTATATCTATTTAAAAACTTTCTATCTATTTTATGAAATTCACAAAGTTTATTTGCTTCATCATTTATTTGACCACCAATCATACCTTTAGCTTCTACTCTATCTATATTGCTCGGAATATTAAAATTTGTCCAATATAAATGTCTACCTCTTTTTTGTGCAGGTATTAAAGGTGTATAATAAGGTATAACATTCTCTACAACATACTTACCCTTAAAGTGTTCATTTAGAAATATAATTTCTTGGTACAAACTCATATCAGGGTACTTTGGTATATAAAAATCTTGGTTTTTTTGAGTTGTTCGTATCTTACTATGTGTTGGACAAGGTGGACTTGACCATATAAAATCAAATTCTTTATAATGGTCTAATAAATATTGATGAGCATCTGCTACAACAACTTTATCATTTGGAAATCTTTCTTGATATAATTTAGCAAGTTCTTTATCCCATTCTACAGCTGTAATTTCGTGGTCATCTCCCCATTTGTATCTGTTGCCTCCAAGACAAGCATATAAGTTAAGTATTTTCATATCTAAAAAGGTATATTATCTCTTATTACTTCAAATCTTTGTTTGTCTTTATCGACTGCTTTATATACACCTCCATTTTTAAAGTCAGGTGCTATCATAAAATCGCCTTGTTGTCCATTTTCTTTTCTCTTTACTTTTTGAACATACACCTGGACACTATCACTTCCATAAATAGTTCTTTGTCCAAGATTACGATATACAGTGATACAAGAAAATGCTTTGTTGAAGAAGTGGCTTGATTCAGAAATATCATAAGGATTAGGTACTCTATATTTCCCATCAACACTTTCCATTTTTCTTGGGTGTGCTACTAAAAACAAATGAGTATTTGTTTGTTGGCAGAATTGAGTTATTTCAGAAAGTAACTTCCCTACATAAGTAAAATCTTTTTGAGCAGAGTGGTCTAACATATTCCACGGATCAATCACACATATATTAACCCCTTTTTGAAATACAAGTTGTTTAAAAGCATCTAATATGCCTTTGAGTGTAAGATTCTCAAAGTCAATCTTAACAAAGTAAAAATGTTCTTCTATAAAATCTTTTGTGTTGTTTAAATCTTCGGTATTACACTCCTTTTCGTTTATCTTATTGGCTAATCTTTTTATATGAGCCTCGTAAGGAA